AGTTTGCTGTTTTTAAAAAAAGCAAAGAGCTATTAGAAATATTAATTGATGATGTATTTGAAGATTCTATAAATATAGAGCAAGAAGATTTTATGTTTGATAAAGTTTTAATGGGTGACAAACCTTTGTTTATATTGCCGCTAGTAGGAGATTCACAATCTTTGAAAAATAGTCATACTAGCAAAGATCAAATAAATTGGGCAATCCATGATTTATATCATTATATAGAGAGTGACAATATTTTACCTGATGATTTTGGCAATACAAAAACTTATTTTCCAAGTGAGCTAGCTCAACAAATATCATTACAAAATAAAGAAGTAGACAGTGTTTTAAGATTATTTAATGATATCAACTTTACAGAAGGAGTTGGTCCATTTGACTTATGCGCATCAATTTGGTCTTATATTTTATTGAATGGATTAGACACAGAAGATAAAATAAATAATCATGTAGATAGCTTAGATATTGAAAACGAAGATGATGTTGTTAATATAAAGAGCAGCTTTAAGCAAATGTTGCCTTATTATAAGAATTTTATTAATTTTTTAGAAAAAGCTGATAAAAACTCAATATATATAATGAATGCGCTAGATTAAAATTTAATTAAATATGGAGATAAAATGAGAATAACAGAGAGTAGATTAAGAGAAGTAATAAGAAGTGTTATTGTAGAGAGTAGTAGTTATCATGATGAAAGACTTAGGCTTTTAATTGATTTTTGCAAAGTTATGGGTATAGACCCAACTCAAGATTCTGTAAGAAGAAGAATTGAACAACAAGTCTTTCAATCTGGCGTTGATTTCGACGGAAATCCATTAAATTCCCCCGAAGGGGAAGACGAAGTTGGACCTCCCTCTTTTGACACTGGACTCGATTACGAAGTAGACTTTCCTGGTACTTTGCGTACATCTGTTATAGAAGATGATTATGATTATGATGATTTTGATGAAGTCTCTGATGACGATGATTATGATGGTTAATTTTAGTTTTATATTTGTTTTAATATTACTATTTTTTAGTTGCAATGAAGATGCGATAAAGTATAAAGAAGTATCTGATTGTGAAAAGATTACAAATAGAGTAGAAGATTGTATGAATCTACATCGAGGTGCTTTAGGACATATAAAAGACTGTGGTAGTTTAGAGTTAGAAATAGTTGAGACTTATGAAAGTTGTGAAGAAGTATTAGATTATTTTGGAATAAGTTTATTACCTGTTAATTAAATTGAATTGTAGTTTATATATAGTTTCATAATGACTATGAAACGAGATTTGAGATGAATTACAAAGACAGTTATATTAAAAAATGCATACAAAACAATAACTTAGCTTTAATTTCTGATTTTAGATTTGAATTTTATTTTCATGAGTATTCTTATAAAAAAGAGAACACAAAATAGATTTTTATTTAATAGTAAATATTTATTATTGAATTGAGGTATATAAACCATGTTAGTATTAGAATCAGATTTAAGAAAAGTAATAAAAAAAATTATTCTAGAACAAAATAAAACTAAATGTTTAACAAGTGGAGCACAATTTCATCAAAGTATAGAAGACGACAAAGTTTCAATATCAGTTGACATACCTTTTGAGTTAAATTTAGAAGAAAAAGAAGCGATTGAGCTTGAAACATTGTTGCATAATGCAGTTGAATTAGTTCTTAGGCCTTATTTTGATGGCGGTAAAAAGCGTGATAATCTAAGAAAGATGTCGAATAGAGTGAGGAATTCTGGGCAAGAAGTTATATCATTTGATTTTCATGGAACATTAGTTGACGTTCACAGAGGTGGACGTGTTTCACCTAGAGAAGAAATGATAAATAAGTTAAAAGATTATTATAGCAAAGGATCATATATTATAATTTATACAGCAGCACCTGAAAGAGATAGAAAAATGATTGAAGGACAACTTAAAAAGTTTGATATACCTTATGATCATTTAGAACTAGACAAACCTGAGTTTGATAAAATGTATGATAACAGGTATATTGGTCCTGAGAATGATTGGGTTTAGACTTTGGGGTAAGAATTTAGGATATCTACAGTTTTAATAATTTTTTTAATTTCCTGCTCTGAGAATGTTTTTCTATTTATAGATTCTTCTATGACTGTTATTAAAATGTTTATCATTTTTAATTGTGTTTCAGTTATAACATATTGCTTATTCATGTATAAAATAATATGAAAATTTGATTTAATTTATAACTCAAATATTATATTTATACATGAAAATAAAAAGGAAAATTAATGAGAGATTTTTTTTTAAAGAGAGTTCGTGAAAAAGGTGGTTTTAGGTGCTATCATGCACATTTTGACAAGGCATATTTAATTAACGAAGACAATATAATTAGATCCCAAAAGTCTTTGCAAGAAAAATGGAAAATCTATAGAGAGTTTAAAGAAAACTATACTGAAGAGGACTTGTTAAAGAGAATGTCTAAGTGTGTTGATAATTTAGTACTTCAAGGTACAAATTATATAAGAACTTTTGTAGATGCTGACAGTGTTGTTAATCAAAAGTGTATAGATGCAGGGGTTAAGTTAAAAGAAAAGTATAAAGACATAGTAAAAATTGATTTAGCAATTCAGCCTTTAGAAGGATTAGAAGATAAAAATAGTAGAGATAATTTTATAGAAGCTTGTAAAAAAGCAGATTTTATTGGCGGCTTACCTGATAGAGATTCTTCACATAGAAAGCATATTGAAATGTTATTTGATTTAGCAGTTGAATTAGATAAACCTATAGATATTCATGTTGGTCAAAATAATGTGCCTACAGAGAAAGAAACTGAGTTAGTTCTTGATATAATTGAAGAGTATAATTTAAAGAAAAAAGTTAGTTTAGTGCACTGTATATCATTAGCATGTCAGGAAGAAGAATACATAAGACATCAAGCAAGGAGAATGAATCTTTTAGACGTTAATGTTATAGTATGTCCAAGCGCAGCAATAAGTATGAAACAGAATCATTCTGAGTATGCATATATACACAATTCAATAGCACCTATAAATATTTTATTAGAAGAAGGCGTAGAAGTTAAGTTAGGAGTAGACAACATATCAGACTTGTTTATGCCTTTAGTTGATGGAGACTTATGGTTTGAAACAAGATTACTAATGGAAGCAACAAGGATATATGATTTTGATAAAATAATTAGGATAGTTTCTTAATTAATTTATTAGTTTTAATTGGGTTTATTAATAAAGTACTTAAACTAAAGTAATTAGCTCCTGAGTTTAGATAGAACAAATAATCTTCATATGAATATATTCCGCCGCCTGCTATTATGTTTATATGATTAAAATTGTTTCTAATATAATATATTATTTTTGAATTTTTTTCAATTAACTTTGTACCTGATAATGATCCTTTAGGATGAGGTTTTGTATTGCTAACATGAATAAAGTTTGCTTCAGAGTTGCAAATATCATCTATAAAAATATAATTTAAGTTGTGAGGTACTTTAATAGAAATATTATTAAATTCTTTTTTAGCTTCTGAAATTATTTTATGTGTAATGTTTGAAGTTCTTGAATTTGGACAACTTATATTAAATTCAAGTCCTAATATATTATATTTTTCTTTTTTTAAAATTAATATATCTAAAATTTCAGACCACTCTGACTTGTCTTTTAAAGCTATTGAAATTATTGAATTGTTTTTATTTAGTTTTTTAATACCAGGATTTCTTAAACCTACATTATTTATCCAGCCGTTTTCAGTTTTTTTTAAAGTTGTTAATATTCTATGCATACCTCTTCTTTTTTTAAGTGTATAAGTACCAGTTATTTTTGTTGTTCCTTGAATAGCAGGGTATATATTACTAAAAGGAGGTGATAATATTATTTTATTTATCATTTTAACTCTATAATAGAAGATATATTTAGTTTATGTTTTGATCTATTAACTATGCATACTAAAAAGCATTCTTTTTCATTTAATCCTATTGTATTTCTAGCTTTTATTATACTACTACCTGTAGTGCAAACGTCATCTAATATATAGATAGGTTTGTTATAATCAATATAGCCTTCAATCATGTTTTTCATTCCGTAAGCTTTTCTATTGCTTCTTACGTAAGCAAAGCTATTTTTATATTCATAAGATAAAGCAGCTCCATAAGGTATTCCACCTGTAGAAACTGATACTATAGACGAGTTCTTTGGAATTATATTTTTTAGTTCATTTACTATAAAAGAAAAAGTTTCAGGAATTCCAGCAGCTTTTTTTATATCATAATAAATATTTGACTTAAAACCTGAAGATAATTCAAGATCTTTGTTTTCAAAAATACAGTTGTTTTCTTTTAGTAAGTTTATTAATTTATCTTTAGCTGACATATTTCTCTAATTCTTTTTCTGGATTTTTACTATTAATTATTGATCTAGAAATACTATATATAATATTTTCTTTTGATATTTCTTTATTGATTTTGCCACCTTGTGCACCTATACCTGGGCATAGAATCATTTGTTTTTTGCAATTTTTTATTGCATCTTTTATTAAATCTTCTTTGTTTCCTGCTACTACTAATCCTGAGTTTAATTTTTTAGACATGAAATAGACTTTTTTATAAGATTCTTTTTGCAATAAATCTGATCCTATGTTTGTAGTTCTACATAATAAAAAGTTCATTTTATTTTTATATTTTGTAAATGGCATTAAAGATTCTATTCCAACGTATGGATTAAGTGTAACACCGCTAGCTTTTAAATAACTATAAACATATTCAGCGTAATATTCGTTTGTGTGAAGAACATCACCTAATTTTCCATCATATATCCATTTTATATTATTTTCATTTAAATAATTGACTACTTTTTTAAAAAGCACATTATTTTCCATAAAATAAGCTGGATTTAATTTATAACAAAAAGCTTTACTTTTTGTTTGATTTATTATATTATAGTAAGTAAATAAACTAGAATTTTTTTCTAGATCTAGACCTATACATATTTTATTCATATACAACCTCAAAACAATTTTAATAACAATAATTTTAGTTTACATTAATTATTATGAAAAATAAATCAACAAAAAAAGACCACTTATATTTTATTCAGTCAGATGTAACAGGAATGATAAAAATAGGTAGATCTAAGGATCCTAAAAGAAGATTAAAACAGCTTCAAACTGGAAACCCTAATGTATTAAAATTGATAGCTCAGTTTGATAACTATGGGTGGAGAGAAAAAATAATACATGAAAGTCTTAATAAGTGGTCTGAAGAGGGTGAGTGGTTTAATATAGACTGCGTTGGAAGTATACCAGAAGACTTATACGAAAAGATAGAATACGGTAGCTTTGATGATTGGTGGAAAAAGTCTTCTAATAGTTAATAACAAAACTTGTTTTTAGCGTAAGGTTATTAGAATCTATATTTTTAGGTGGTCTAGAATCATATTGATATGTTAAACTATTTTTTAGTGAAATATATTTGTTTAGTGCAAAAATTATTGAATTTTCACTTGTTATTCTATAATCTTTTATGTTTATAAATAAAGGTTGATAATACGTTACAGATATTATCTGGTGTTTTGCATCTGTCTTTAGTATTAAAGTTAAGTAATTTGTAGATCTATAATTGCTATTGTTTTTATCATTAATTAGTTCTTCCCATTCTTTCATGGCACCTATACCTAAAAAAGAACTAAATTTGCTGTTTTCTGTTTTTATTATATGAATTCTTGATGAAAATCCAGATAAGCTTCTCATTTTTAGATCTATAAACTCATTTGATTGAAACTGAAAAAACTCTTCAATACCTATTCGATTTTTAAAGAACAACATTGATGTAAGCCTTATATGAGAATAAAAATCATTTTTAAATTTTTTAGAATTAGCTTCACCGTAAGTGTATTTTCCTAGCAATAAAAACTTATTGTTTTTAGTAATATTAAGATCAATTCTTTTGTCTAAGAATATTTCTAGTATTTTTACATTACCTTTGTCTACATTGACACCAGTTTCAGACATAAATGATAACTTTTGTTTTTTGTCTGATCTTTTACTTTCTATATTTACTTGAGAGTAAGAGTAAGTACTATAAAATAAAATGGCTATTAAAATTATTGCTTTTATAAAAAATCTCATTTAACTTTTTTCAATCCAATCTGATTTATCTCTTTTATCTAAAGTAATTTCAGGTTTTGTTATATATTCTCTTACTTCTTTGTGAAGTGTTATGTCATCTTCTGACCTTGTTTTTATTGGTTTTTCTCCTGAAAATATTGATAATTTATCAATTACTGCATTTTGAAGTTCAAATATCTGTTCTCTAAGTAATTGCATTTGAATTTGTGAGTCTCTTAGTCTTGCAATTAGTGCAGCTCTGTCACCATTTGCAGCTGCTAACTTGTCTTTTAGTTCTTCAACTTCTGCGGGATCTTTTCCAGCAGCAATTGCTAACATTGAAGATATAGAGCCTGTTATCATTCCTATAATACCAATTAAAACATCTCTGTTGTCTTCTTGTATTTTTACATAAGTTAGAAATATTATAAGACCTACTATTAAGAACATAAAAACAACAGAAGCCCACCAACCTCTTTTTGCCTTTTCACTTTGTGTAAATTGTTTTTCAGTTTTATTTTCATTGCTCATTTTAGAAAATCCCTATGAAATCAACAATAGTTTTTTTTACAAATTCAACTATTATATTTATATAATCAACCCAAAAAAAGTATTTATCGATTTCAAATAGATCTCTTGTTGACTTATTGGTTATGAATGGCCAAAAAATACATATTAAATAAACAAAAGATATAGCACCAAGTCTAAAATAAGCCCACCAAAACCATTCTTTTATCTTTCTATCTCTAGCTCTTGATTTTATTTTTTTTGCACCTCCTATTCTTTTAACTTTTTCACTGCTTGGAGGTGGTTGTAAAGATTCTATTGTATTACCTATTGCATATATTACTTGAGGAGCTGCCACACCTTTAAACTGATATAAACCTACCATTGCTGTTCTAGTTCCTCTAGAAACATATCTATGTATATCAATCATTGATTTTATTTTTAAGTAAGCTTGTTTTGTTAAAAGAACTTGTTTTTCCTGACATAGTGACATGCACCTAGCAGCTGTTGCTTTTCCTATCCCTTCAAGTTCTACTCTTTTAGCACCTACAGCAGTATAAATATCATCTTGATGAACTTCAATAATATCAGTCCAATGAATTCCTATTCTGCTGTTAAAAGGTGTCTTTTTAGGTATTGTTTCTTGATATGCCAATGCAAATTTTACTGCTTGACCTAGATTGTTAAAGCTTAACATAAAACCGTCTGATCTATCTATCTCTCTTCCTTCGTGTCTATATACTAGATTTCTTGCTAATCTATCATGAACTTGAAACCAAGCAGCTGATTTTTGTGCTCCATGTTTTTGAACAAACTTAGTAGAGTTTATTATGTCTAAAAAAACTATTGCAAGATTTACTTTTTTCATATTTTCAGGTAAAGCTTTTTTTTCTTCTTTACTGCTCATTTTTAAACCTCGTTTTAAGTACGCTTTCTTTTATGCTTTTGACTCCATTTACTTTTAAATCTATAAATAACATCAATATCATTATTATCGATATCTATATCTTCTTTTTCATGATTAAGAGAATTATTTTTTTTGTTTCTCATGAGTATGTTATGCATGTCTTCATCTTGCATATAAAGATCATTTCCGATTTGTCTTTTGAAATATGTTTCTAATATTAGCTTTATATAACTTTTCAACATATAAATCTCTATTCTTTCTATACATAATAATTATCTCTAAAAGACGTATATAGAAAGAGAGATATTATGGTTATTGATAAGACGCCTATGAAAAGTAAAAAATTTATTGCTTATATGACTTCTGAGTTCGGGTGGAAAGCAATTCTTTTTTACTTGTTATATCATTTGCAAGGTAAGCTAGATCATTACTCTTTAGTAATGCTTATGACTGTAGTTATAACAAGCGGTTTTATACAAATTGGTTATATACTAGGTCAGGCTGCTTTAGATAAATATGTTAATGCTGCAATTGAAATTCTTGACAAAGATGAAAACGATAAAGTAAAGAATAAAGAAATAATCAAAGATTAGATATTGTATGTATCCATCCAGGAAGATATGAAGTGCCGTCAGAAGTAAATACTGCTTTTTCAAACTCTACTTTATCGTAAGAAGCTACACCGTTTATTGAAGAAGAGTAGCCACACTTAAAACATTCAGACCACTTGCCAGCAGGATCGTTTACATAGTATTTATTTCCATCATATCCTTTAACTACAATAACGTGACCGTAGCTAGTAAAAAATCCATGTACTATAGCTATGTCACCTTTCATCAATGCTTTCTGTAAGTCTGCAGGTGTTGCATTAGTATTTGTATTTATTTTTGATTTTTTAGAGTAATATGAATAAACTTGATTTAAACCATTTGGTGATTGTGCTAAGTCTTTTCCCCATTCATAATATATTTCGTCAGGATGTATTTTTTCTTCAAAATAACTTAATACCATTGCTATAGAAGTGTTTTGACAAGTAGCCCATCCAAAATTTTCATTATCATATTGATTGTAATAAGGTATCTCTTTTATTTTTGTTTTCTCTTCACTGCTGTTTTCTGGATTGCATTTTTCGTATATGTTACCTTCATAAACACATGCACAAGGCCCTGTACTGCACATAGTTTCTACTTCTTGAGCATTTAGTAGTAATGCATAAGTAGACCATACGCAATTTTTATTACAACTTGATCCTGTATTTGGATTTATTGATTTGTTTATTGAATCATTTTTTTCACTTTTATTAGAAATAAAGTCGCTACAAGAAAAAGAAATAAAAATTGATATAATAATTAAAAATATGTTTGACATAAAACCTCTTTGAATTTAATGGTGCTAAATATGAAAAAATTATCAGTTATTTTAGAGAATTGTAAAAGTTCAGGTATAAAATTACAAAATTATGAATCTGATTTTTTACAATCACTTTTTGAACACAATTTACAAGGTAATTATAATCTACTTCTTAAAAGTAATGTTAGTTTTTTAGTATTAAAAGAGTTTTTCTCCAAATCAAACATAAGATACTGTGATGTTAAAAAAAATAGTTATATTTTAAAAAAACTATCTAATGAATTTAATGATTTGTTAAAAGAGGAGCTTGGTAGAAATCAATCTACACCTAAGTTTGATGACAATAATGGTTATAATATTTCTCCAGAGAAGATAGCTTTTGAAAAAGAAAGTGTAAGTATAACTACTGGAATTGAAGGAGAAAATGAAACTCTTTCTATAAAGTCTAATAATTTAGGAATCAACGTTACAAAAATTTTTGATGACCCTGAGGAAGCCAAGCTTTATTCTAGTAATTTGTCAAGAAAAATTAATTCAATATAAATTGTGTAAATTTTAAAAAATTAATTTAATATAACTTAAAGATTTATTTCTTAACTTTATTTTTAATAATATGTCTTTCTCTATAGAACATATCATGATAGTTTTGCATAAAATCTTTAAACAAATCATAAACTTTATCATCAAGTTTATCTATATCTTTGTAATCTTTTTTAATTACTCTTTTAATTTGAACTTCAATTTCTTTATTTTTAAGATTATCAATTTCTTTTTTGATCATAGACTTGATCTTTTTAATATCAGCCCTAGATAAACTATCTTTTTTTGGCATTATATAAATCCTTTGTGAGGTGAAAATCTTGATTAGTACATGGAATAATTATTTCCCGTATGAGAAACCTAGAAAACAACAAGAAACAGCAATAAGTACAATATTAGAAGAATTTAAAAATGGAAAGAAGTATGCTATTGTTGAATGTGGTACAGGAGTAGGAAAAAGTGCTATTGGATTAACTGTAGCAAGAAAAATAAATAATTCATCAGAATATCCTGGAATCTATACAGACGGATCATATTTTCTTACAACGCAAAAGCTATTACAAGATCAATATGAAAACGATTTTTCTAAATTTGGTTTAGTTTCTTTATATAGCTCATCAAACTATACATGTAGTATTGACAAAAAAGCTTCATGTAAAGATATACAAACTGGATTGAGAAGTAAAAGTTTAAGTAAAAAATATGAAAAATGTAAATATAATTGTATTTATAAAAAGAAAAAACAAGAATTTATTGAAAAAAGTCTAGGAATAACAAACTTTAGCTATTTCCTAACTGAAAAGAATTATAGTAAAAAGGTTCCTAATAAAAAGGTTCTAATAATAGATGAAGCACACAATTTAGAAAATGAATTGTCTAGGTTTATTGAGATAGGAATATCAAGCTATTTTGCAAAAAGAATATTAAAGATTACAATACCTAAAGACTTAAATACACAGTTTAAGACTTATAATTGGATAAAAAACATATATATTCAGGCTGTCACTAGAAAAGTTGATTTTATGTCAAACCAATTAGAAAAGTTTGGTTTAACATCTACAAAACTTGAAGAATTTAAAAAGATTACAAATAACTATGAAATGTTAAGTTCACATAAGAAAAAAATAGAACAATTTATAACTTTATACGATAAAGATAATTGGATTTTTGATATAGAAACAACAGATAAAAATTATAAAAAGTATGTTTTCAAACCTATAGACGTTTCTGCATATTCAAAACAATACTTGTTAGATCATGCAGACTATATAATATTCATGTCAGCAACAATAGTTTCACATAAAGGCTTTAAACAAACAATTGGTTTACCAGAAAGTGAGACTATATCAATAAAAGAAGAATCACCTTTTGATCCTAAGAATAATCCTATAGTTTTTTCACCTGCGGGTAGCATGTCTTCTAAAAATATAGATAAAACTCTTCCTATTATGAAAGAAATGGTAAAATCTATTTTAGAAAATCATAAAAACGAAAAAGGTATTATACATACTCATAATACTAGAATAGCAAAATATCTTGCTGAAAATATAAAAGATAGAAGAATTATATTAGCTTACGGTGCAAATAGAGAAGAAAGCTTAAAAAAACACATTCAGTCGAAGTCTAATACAGTTTTAATATCACCTTCAATGGCTGAGGGTGTAGATTTAAAAGGTGACTTGTCTAATTTTCAGGTAGTTTGCAAGATACCTTTTCCTTATTTAGGAGACAAAGTAACACGTAAAAAAATGAATAAATGGAAGTGGTGGTATGATACACAGACTGTACGTACAATCGTACAAAGTCTAGGTAGAAGTATAAGATCAGAAAATGACAAAGCAGTAACATATATACTTGATGGCGATTGGAGTAGAGTTAAGTCTAAATCTAGAGATAACTTTCCTAAAAGCTTTTTTAAGAACTATCATGAATATTAAAAAGGAATTAGTATGATAAAATGCTCAGGTGCTGGAATTGTTGTTTACTATGATAATAGAGATAGCAGTATTAAAGGTTTAGAAAATGACATATTGTATCTTTCACTTATTGACAATGAAGGCTTATATGACTTCCCAAAAGGTGGAATAGATGAAGGTGAATATTCTTTTCAGTGTGCTTTAAGAGAAACTTACGAAGAAATTAATCTTAGAATCAGCGACTTTAAAAAGTTTTGCGGAACAGAATCTGATGAAGGTTTCCCTTGTGGTAGAGGACTTATTATGTTTATAGGTGAAATTAAAAAAGAAAGTTTAGGTAATGCAAAAATAAAGATGAATTTAAAAACTGAAAATTTTGAGCATAAAGGGTATGAGTGGAAAACAAAAGATTTACTACTATCAGAAACTTTAGAAATTGACGGAAAAAAAGAGTTTAAGCTACCTTTATATCTACACGAATGTTTAAAATGGGCTAGCAAAAAAATCGTTTAAA